CGCCTGAGGGGCCACAATGCACTATACACGTTGTTAGCGGTAGTGACAAAACGAAGGGCTGGCCAAAAGCAGGAAGAAGCTCTGCGCCTGCTTTTTTCAAGGGTTTTGGCATTACCGCTAACGTAAAAGCATTGGCGATGTTGGGGATTAGAAAGTACAAAAGCTCAAATAAAAACAAATGATAGTAGAAAGCACAGAAGCTCAAATTAAGAACGTCAGCCCCAATATTGCCAATGCAATGTTAGGCGTAGTTTTTTTTGTTTTTACGTTTATTTTTGTATATTTGTGGCTTAAATTATAAAAATATGTCTAAAATTAGAAAAACAAATGAAACAATAGGTGTTGAAATGGTAACACCTAAAGGCAAAAAAGCCACAAGAACTTATCAATATGAAATTGACCATTTCACAAGACTTGGCAAAGAAATAAAGATAAGCCCGAAGGCTAACATTACTGTAAACAAAGCAGGGTTTAAAACAGAGTTCTTTGTAGAAACAGTGAATGTGCTTATTGGAATTGGCAACGACCACACAGCCGATTTAATTATGAGTAAAGATGCTTGGGAAGCATTGAACAAAGGTGAAAAGATAAACATTACTACAACAGAAGATTTTAAGAAAAAATATGTTTATAAGAAATAAAAGTGGTGTCCATCCATTTTTTGCCACTTCGTTACCGTAAAGCGAAGTAAAAACATAAACGGTGATTGGTCTCTGAAATAAAAGGGAACGCTTTTAAGTAGCAGTGTAACTTATGACAGCAAGGAAAGACTGCCACCTTCGGGTGTTCGCTAAAATTACGGCTAACGGTTGAGTGTATGGCAAGTAAGCCACGCACAAACTTTCAATTAAAATAATAACTTAACTGGCTTATTTGCTATACACTTTGTTAGCAACTGGGCGGTTTAAAAAACGAAAACTTATGAAAGGACAATTTGTAATTATAGACCTTCGGAATATGGACTTTATGAAGGACGAAAATGGTAAGATAAACTACTATGACACAATGGATGAAGCGTGTACCACTTGTGGAATGTATGAGTTTGAAGATGCTTGGGTAATGCAACTAATGTATAACCACAAAGAAGCTGATATATGGGGCGATAGGTAGCCTTGTTGCTAACGTTTTGCGTATATAACCAGTTGTGGATTAAATAGTACAAACTTTCAAAATAAGATAAAATGAATAAAGAGCAACAAACTTCAAATAACTGCGAAAACCACAATTGGTTATATACGCTGTTATGTGTAGTTGTTCTTTGAAAATACATTGCTCTGTAATTTAACGGGTAAAATACGTTGCCTAAAATCAATGTTTCAGTTCGGCTGGTGAATTTTAGGAGATTATGGATAAGTAAGTGAATGGTTAAATTGAAGACAAAAGCGGACGGTTTGTTAGTATGTTTATCTTGAAACTTAAAACTCTATTACGGACGAGTGTTCGAGCCACTCTGGAGCAGCTAATACAATTACACATAACGTTTTGCGGCCATTGCCAAATAAACCGAACTACTAACCAAATTTAAAAACAGATAACATGAAACCAATCGTAGAAATGACACAAACAGAACTTGAACTTGAATTAAGAGCAAGTAAGGAATGGAAAGCAATAGCCTTTATAGCTATTATAGCAGTATTTGGATTAACCTTTTGGATAAGTGAATTAATGTACCAGCGAGATTCAGCCTTAATCGAATCAGCTAATTATAAGGCTATATCCGAAAAGCAAAAGGAGTATTTTAGTACTCAGATAGATACAATGGTATTTTACAACGAATGTGGAATAAGAATAAATTTATCAGAAAATTAGTAGGATATTCAAATTAAATTATTAACTTTGCCTAAACTTTAAAAACTAAACAAATGGAAAACTTATCAATTTACAACAAACTTGCACAAACGCCAGTAGAGGCAAGAAAAGACATTCAAGCTGGTAGATTAAAAGGTATGACAGATATTAACCCTATGTGGCGAATCAAAAAGCTAACGGAGGTATTTGGTATGTGTGGTATTGGATGGAAATATGTAATAACAAGTAAACAACTTCAAACAGGTTGTAAAGGACAAATATCTGCATTTGTTGACGTGGATTTATTTGTAAAAGTAGATGGTCAATGGAGCGATGCAATACAAGGTACTGGCGGGGCTTCTTTTGTAACAGATGAAAAGAATGGGCTTTATCAGTCGGATGAATGCTTTAAAATGGCTTTAACTGATGCTATTGGTATTTGTTGTAAGGCTTTGGGTATGAGTGCAGATATTTACTTCTCAAAAGATAGAACTAAATATACGGATGTGCCACAAGATAATCAAGTTAGTATAGATGAGTACAAGGTTAAGTTAAATGCTTGTACAACAAAGGATGCTTTAAGAGCAGTTTATTTATCAATGCCTAAAGCAATTAAAGACCAATTGGTAGAGTATGTAAAGACTTTATCAGAATCAAAAGCGTAAATTTTGTTTAGTTGCAAGGTGGGAGTAATCCTAATATTTCTCGAATGAACGAGGAAGCCTTGCTTTATAACAAATTTATTTAAAATTCATGCAAAAATAACACTTAACTAATTAATAAACAATATATTATGAAAGTAAATGAAACACGAATTTATAACATCTGTAAAGCAAGGTAAGTTAGGAGGACTAACAGCTAAAAACATTAAAACAGTTATAGCTAATTACGAAGGGATGCGAATTATACTAACTATTGATAAATGTAGTAGTAAACGTAGCAACCAACAAAACAGTTATATCCATTTACTATTTACCATGCTTACAGATGCTTTAAATGACTTAGGAAACGAATTTAATATGCTTGAGGTAAAAGATATGATGAAAGCTAAATACTTGCTTGTAGACGTTGTAAACGAGAAAACAGGCGAGATATTAGGACAACGGATTAAAGGTACTTCTGAATGTACGACAATCGAGTTAAATAGATTTTTTGAGAATATTATTAGATGGGGTGCTGAATTAGGAATAATTTTACCATATCCTTCGGAACAACTTGATATAGACTTGTGAAACAAATTAAACCTAAAAAGTGTAAAGAGTGTAAAAACACATTCCAGCCAGTAAGACCGTTACAATCTTTCTGCTCAATCGAATGTGCAATAAAAGACGCTCGAAAAAAGACCGTTAAAAAAGAGGCTAAAAAGTATAAAGAGGTTAAGAAAGGACTATTAACCCATAAAGACTATTTAAAAGCGTTACAAGTCGTATTTAATACATTTATTAGGGTTCGTGATAGTGATTTACCTTGTATCTCATGCGGAACTGCTAAACCTGTTAAATATGATGCTGGACACTTTTACTCAGTAGGTGGTTATCCTAATGTAAGGTTTGACGAAGATAACGTGCATAAGCAATGTTCTAACTATTGCAACGTTAATCTCTCAGGAAATATCCACGAATACACTTTACAGTTACCTAAACGAATTGGAGAGGTAAGATTTGAGGCTTTAAAAGAAAGAGCGCACCAGTATAACGGTAAACTTTCCATACCTGAGATTGAGGATAAAATAAAGTATTATAGGAATTTAATTAAAATAATGAAAAAATAACTTGCTTTATTGAAAAACATTTTGTAATATTGCAGACGTAGAATTAACCACTCTACTTATAACTGAAACAAAAAAGACATTTAAGCCCTTGTGGGTGTGTTGTAGAGAGTTTCAGCTCTACTACGGTTGGTAACCGAAGCACATCTGCAAGGGTTTTTTAATTGTGTTAAAATGGCAAAAGAATTACCTTATTTTAGGTTTACTGTTCAGGACTGGCAGAACGGTAAGATTAGTTTAGAATCAAACGAACTGAAAGGATTTTTTATTGATGTTTGTGGTTACTATTGGATAAACGATTGTAACTTAACTTTAGCAATACTAAATAAAAAGTTTAGCAATGCTACAAATTTGCTAAAACAATTGATTGAATTAGATATAATTAAGCACGAAAATAGACACGATAAAGTAGAAATTGACTTTTTAAATATTCAGTATGATTTGTTAAGTGAAAAACGTAAACTTAGACAGAGTGCAGGTTCTAAGGGTGGCAATGCTAAAGCAATGCTCAAGCAAAAAGGTAGCTATAAAGATAAGGATAAAGATAATAATAAAGATAATTTACAAAAGCCAGTAAAATGTTTTTTTAAAGATTCTATTTATTTTGACAAATTAAAATTTAAAGAGGCTTTTCCTGAGTGGCAAAAAGATAAATTAGCATACTATTATGAACAAGTTAATACATGGTCAAACGAAGGGAATAAGAAAGTTGATTGGAAAGCTACTGTAAGAACTTGGGCAAATAGAGATGAAAAAGAAGGTAAAATAAAATTTGCAAGTAAAAATAACAATCAAATAGGAGGTTTATTAACATGAGTAATTATTTTACATTATCACAGAAGATACAACAAGTAAAGATAGTTGCTGAAATAGGCAACAAAGACGTTATTCTATGTGGTTTAGTTGGTTTGGATGATATTGTAGGGTTTAAAAAAGGATTTCCAGTATTTATTGGAGGCGCACCACACGCTGGGAAAACAGAAGTAGGTTTGGAGTTTTTAATTAATTTAGCAATACAAAAAGACTTTAAATTCTTTTGTTCCTTGGGAGAGGGGGGAACTACTGAGAATATCTTTTTAGAGTTGTTGCATAAATACCTACAAAAACCGTATCAATATGCTACTGAGAATGAGAAGATTAAAGCTGAGTATTTTGTGGATAAGCACTTTGTAATAGCAAATGACGATGTGGATTTTATGATTACAGGATTTTACGATGCAGTTACTGAGGCTGAAAATGAATTAGGGATTAAATTTGATGGTACTTTCTTTGACCCATTTAACGATTTAGAAGAGGAGTTACAAAAGTTTAACGGAAGGGAAGATAAGTTTTTAGCCTATGCGTTAAAGGAGGTAAGAAAGTCAAGTAAAAAGAACAAAAGACTTGACTTTGTGATTACTCATGTTGCAGATGTTAAGGCTATAACCGACAAAGAAGGGAATAGATACATGCCAGCAGCTTTACCGAATGAATGGAGTGGTGGTCGTACATGGTGGCGAAGAGCATTTTTAATGCTATTGATTTATAGACCTCCTGTATTCTTAATGGATGATCATGGTAGGAATTATGAAGAGAACGAAACACTTGTTTACTGTCAAAAGGCTAAACCTAAAGGAATAGCTAAGTTAGGCAAGAGGTCTATATTTTGGGACTGGAAA